GGGGCCCCTGGGAGTGGCAAGTCAACACGTATTCGTGGACTTTGCAATTCTCTCCAGCAGTCTCTCTTTCCTCATTGTAAAAGCGATGAAGACCTCACATATTCGAGGTCTTGTGCAACTCAACACTGGGACGGCTATAATGGCCAACCCATTGTCATCTTGGACGATTTTGGTCAAGACCATGATCGCCGGGATGTTGTTGAATTTGCTCAACTGGTTTCCACAAACCAGTATTTCCTGCCTATGGCTGATTTAGCCGAGAAAGGAACGAGCTTTACTTCCCCTATCATCATAGTTACGTCTAACATGCACTTCGGTGATCACCTTTGTGCTAACGGACGTAGCTTCTGCGAAGACCCGGCTGCGATCTGGAGGAGATTTCACCTACCATATATGGTGGTCAAATACTCCGATGGATTACAGTCGAGGCTTTATCCTCTAACCTTAGAAGAGATCCACTCAGGCTCTGAACATAATTTTATCAGAACCAACGAGAAAGTCTCCACAAGGACTGCGAGGTACAGAGATCGAGCTGGTTTGTTTGGAAAGACAGACCAGACTGTGAAGAAGAATTATCTTCCTTTCAGTGCTCTCGATTATGATGTAGCTCCTGATTCACTCACGGACACCGACATGAAGAGAGAGGTCTTGAAGACCTTTTCTCAACGTGTTAAGTATCACCGAGACAATTGTCAAGGTAAGTGGGTGCAACAGATTAGATCTGTTGATATCAGAACTGTCAGGAGGGATTCTGAAGTGTCAGCCACTCTCATGAATGCGAGTGGAGGACTAACCAATGTTTGCTCTAGTGTTTCACCAGGGCTACATAGTTATATTCAGTTTCCTCTTGAGCCACCAGCAGAAGTGCCGGTGGTGGAAGTAGTTGCATTGGCGGAACCTGCAAAGGTCCGCTGCATCACTGTTGGTGAATCTAACCTCAAGTGCTTACAGCCGTTACAAATGGCTATGCACGCTTCTTTGAGTCACTATCCCGAATTCTCTCTTACCAATGGTGTGAGAGGGGGAAG